CAAAGCCGATTTCAGAGATCACTGATCAGAAACCACAGACTACAATCGAGATGAGATATTCATACGAATGGAGATCGGGGTTTGACAATTCAGACCTGGCTACAAGCCGTGATTTTTGCCGTAGATTGATCGGCCATTTTTTCTCGTTTTGTATGTTTTTGGGGCCGTTTTGTATGTTTTAAACGGCTCGATTGTAGCCTCCAAAAGTGTCATTTGTCCAGACTCGATCAGCCCGGTCGATAATGCAGGATCCAGATTTGTGTTTGAAACCTGCTCGTAAACTTTGTACGACCATCCGCCAACATTTGAGGCTAAAAAATGATCATTTACCACAATGTTGAACGCATTAAATCGGTCTTTGTACGCAGAAAGGTCCGCAGAATTTAATATTACAAATTTTACCTCATCATTTGAGGTCCTGGATTTGAAAACAAATAGGTAATTCGGGGAGGTCAAGGTGGCCATCTCCGATAAAGTCACTATGATCTTAGAGGTTTCTCCTTTTTTTAAGTGTATCATATTGACAATAAATAGGCAATCGGAAATTTTTATCAAAAAAAAAGGAAGGCCATCGGCCTCCCCTTTCTCACACCTAAAAAACTAACTACAACAAGCCAGAGATTACAGATGCCTGAACCTCTGGGGCCAGTTCTGCCTCTTGTGCGGTGAAAGTCAAAGTGTATCCAGAACGATCGCCCTGGGCCGTTCCAGTTGCACCTGATCCACCTGTCAAGTTCAACCCGTGTACCTTGCCCAAATACCAATATTTTCCGTTATTGTCTTGGACAATAGCTTTTAAAGTATTTTTTGCAAGTAGTAAAATTTCATTTCGTGTGCTCGCTTGTAGGCGATTCAACACGATAGACAATTCCGATTGATAAAAGATCGATCCGTTTTGTACATTGGCATTAATGTTCTCAGTCAATTGAGAGGTCCCAGGGACTAACTCATATTTACGGAAAACAGATCCCACTGCCTTCGTGATCGCAGTTACCACACCGGATGCCTCAGTCGTAGCCGTTACATTACCATCCTCAATGAATAAGACCTCAGTGATCCCACCCATTGAATCACGGCAGTCCAGTAAATAGCTTGATGTTAAACTGCAAGACATATTTGTGATTTTTTAAAATGTTGAAAATATAGGGGAGGACCAATCAAGGTCGAAATCTCCCCTATTCTTTTTAATTAGACTACGAACTTCACGATCTCATTCGGGAATGCAACTTGCACACCATATTTGAACTCGGCTACGAAAGCCACATCCATCGCCTCTTTACGGTAGAACAATTCTACTTTGTCCTCTTCATCTAACAAGTCCACGCCGATCGCCATGTTTGAAACACGCATTGCGTAAATCGCATTAGCACCATTCAAGCCAGGAGTCGAGATCACCTTGATCGTAGTACCTGGAAGAGTGAACTCACCATTTGCAGAAACATCCGCAGTGTAATGATACATATTCGCATTTTTCAAGGCTAACATGTAAGTACGGAAAACATCGCCACCTGCAAAGATGCGTTGATCATCTGCATCGATTGTTTCAGCAGGAACCGCCTTGTAAATCGAATCGAAAATCGCTACCACATTGCTCGCAGTGATTGATGTCGCAGGAGTTCCGTAGAATGCCGTTGAGTTTGCATTGATAACCAATGAACCTGCACCAGTGATGATCTTTTTGAAACCATCAAATTTGTTTAAGTTCACATCAACTGAATCAGTATCACCTAACCAGATCGCTTTCTCCAATTGTGCTTGGATTTTCGCCACCTTGCGAGTCGTTAATGCCTCAGCAAATGCGAAGGAATCGTACTGAGATCCTGCTGACAATGCCTCTTGCAAATACTTTTTCTCCAATTTCTTAACACATAAAGACTCGTGAACCTTGATCGGGGCTACCGATAAAACTCGTTGAGTAAATGCAGTGGATCCAGAAGGAGAGAATCCGCAATCAGTTCCATCTTGGAAGATTGCATCCGTGTCCATGATGTTTAAAGTCTGTGAAGATTTCACACCGACTTCGATTGTACCTTGTGCTTTGATCAAGGTAGCCGTTTTTGCACCTAATACAGAAGATGAGATCAATTGATCTGCGTTCTGCTTAGTGTAATCCGCTAAGGATGATACTACAAATGCCATTTTTTTAAAATTTAGTTGTTTGAATAATTGATTACTTTGCGAATCGTTTCAAGAAATTCTCCGCCTTTGCATCCTTAGACTCGTGTCCAGAAAATGCGTGTCCGCTTGGCTTGCGTGTCGGCTCATTAGATGGGCCCTTCGCAATTTCAGCTACCAAAGTCAAAACCTGATCCATCGACTCAGAGAATTTCGACTCCAAAGTTTGGATACGACCTTCAAGTTCTTTGTTTGCAGATTTCAAACTTTCGTTTTCTACCTTCAAAGTGTCGATCTCTGTGTCGATCACTTCAAATTTTTCAGAATTGTCGCTTGACATTTCCTCACCTTCTACACCTGGCTCTTCTGCTTTTGGTGTTTCCACACCTTCCACCTTACCAGATGCCACCGAGATCATCGTGCCATCAACTAACTCATATTCCCCATCTGGGGCCTGAGTTGCATTGCCACTCTCATCCACTAACATCGCATCGGCTCCGATTTCCAAGGCTGACAATTCGATTTTTGATCCATCCTTAAGATCGTATGTCGAAAATCTCGCCTCTTGTGGGGCCTCCGCAGATGCTTCATCTTTTCTCTGATCGCCTTCCTGGTCGGTAAAACTTACCACCTTGCGGATTTCTGCGATCGCTTCTGTGAAATTGAACATCTTTAAATTGTTTGTTTGGTTATAAATAGAATTAAAAAAAACTTTATCATTTAACTTTTTCAAGGATCGCCATGACCTTTTCGAACATCTCCTTGTCACTCATTTCCGACTCCTTCTTTTTGCCGACCATAAGGAAAGCCCCCTCGACTGAGAATCCCTCAAAATCCCCGATTTTTACTCTCTCCCATACTTGATTATTGTCCACCTTAAAAGATCCAAACCATGAACCCTCTGGGCTATCCTCGAATCCTTTCATCGGCTCGATCCCTCGTTCCTTGTTGGTAATCCAGGATTCAAACATGGTCACACCTTCGACAAAGTTTTGTCCATCGTGCATCAAGTTTACACTCGACTGGTATCCCTTTTTGAAAAACATCTGGACAATTTTACTAATCGTTTCCTTTGAGAATGTGACATAGTATTCGCCAGTTTTGTCCTTGCGATAAATTGGCGTATCTGCCAACATGATCGGGCCAGAGATGATCCTTTGTTCTTGATCCTGGACTGCGAATCTCAATGGATTTGACTCATTGAATGCCAGAAAGTTTTTCTTGATCGCAGGTCGTTTCACCAAAGAAACTACACTTACTTCGATGTCATCGTTTAGGTCCTCGGAAATTTCGAGTTCGTAGATAGGTAAATTCATATTAAAATTTTGATGCGGTTTCTATTCGTTTGATTCTTTTCTGTGATCCGGTAATGTCTGATTCCACCACATACGCACGGGCCACAACATTAGAGATCGTGTTTAAACTCTGTTGATCCAATCGAGTCGCCTGCGGTGCCTGGTATTGTGGCATTACTGGGGCAGATGTTGAAATGCTTGGAGTCGCTATGGATCCCCCGTTTCCTGGGGCCTGAGAAAGGATCGACTTCGCCTGGGCTATGTTTGCCAGGATCCGAATGATACCAGTCGCAAACTGAGAAACACCTGCACCTCCAAAGGTCACGGCATTCGCAGGATTCGCCTCTGAATTTGCGGTCAAAGATGAAATTGCGATCGCAGTATCTACTGCCACCTGACCAAGGGCTAAACCTTTTTGAAGGTCTGATCCTTGTTCTGCCATTCCAGAGAGTGCACCCAGGGCATTTCCAATCGCATCCGCATTTTGAATGCGGATCTGGCGGTTCAAATTATCGACTTTTGTTTGATCCTGAGTCTTTGCGATGGACTTATCCATCGACTTGATGATCATGTTTTGCGTTTTTTCTCTTGCTTTTGCCTCTTTTTCGCCTCTTTTTTCTAAATCTTTGAGATATTTTTCGACATCATCTTTGTTTGATTCTCTGATCCTTTCCTTTTCCTCTTTCATGGCTTTCATAGCTTGGTCATCGTACCATTTTTTAGCCATCAATTTAGCCCCCTCTGAGTCTTTAAACATTTCAAGATCAAGATTATACTGATCTTGTAGTTCCCCCATCTTGATCTCAAACTCCGTTTTGCCTGCCTTGCTTAGTGCCTCTAATCTGTCGATTCGCTTTTGCTCCTGCTCGATCCACTTCTGGTCCGCTTCCTCTCGTTGCTTTGCTAATTCATCGAGTGCCTTCTTTTGTTGCTCGGACATCTTTGAATTGTATTCGGCATCAATAGTGATCAGTTGAAATCGTAGATCCTTGGCGGTCTTTTGCTCTTCCTCGCTTAATTTTACATTATTTCTCCGCTTGGCCTCCAAAACATTGAGGTCCTCCATTATAATTTTCTTGCGAATATTGGATAATTCCTTTTCAGTTGCCCCTTGTGCTTGTAATAATGAGAGTTCCCGTTCGTATTGCTCCTTTCTTAGCTTTGAATTTTTGGCAAACTTTTCCAGGGCTCGATCCGTTTCGCTTGTTATTCCAACAAAGTCGGTCACTTTCTCGATCAGACCTCCAAAATAATCACCCAACTTTTCCAAAGTAGGAAATAATTTAGTGATCACTTTCTTTATATCATCAAAATTTGCAATTAAAGCCCCCATCGCAAGGACTAATAAGCCTATTCCGGTCGCCCCGATTGCAGTTTTTAACGATTTGAACGCACCTACTACCCCATCCTTTACGACCAGGCCCAAGTTTTTGAATCCATCAATCGATCCAATTATGGTATTCAATCCCTCAGATAATGCCAGGGCCCCCTGGACTTTGAGTAATTGCTTTTGTAGATTTTCGCTTTCTGATCCAAATAGGGCCATTGCCCCCTGACTCGCAGAGAAAGCCCCTGCCACACCTTGAATCGACTGACTAAATGCCTTGAATTTCTGGTCTGGATTGAAGGCATCAATAGTATCACGGGCATCCCCGATCGCATCCTTCAACTGGCCGGCCCGTTTTGCCACCTTTGCGATCTCATCGGCTGAGGCCCCTGCGGTGCTTTGTAGTTTTACCAGTTCCATAGTAGCCTCACGCAACTGACTGCGGAGGCTTTTGGTGTCTGCGGTTAATTCTACCCCTACCTTGGTGTTATTGTCTGCCATCTTAATAAATTAGTTCAATCACTTTTAAAAGTTCTACCTGCGTGGTTTTGTTTTCCGTTGGATTGTAGTCGATGATCTTATTCAATCGCCACAAAGATCCATCGATGTAGATCAGTCGTGAAAAATCTAAATTCGATATATCCTCGACTTTCAAATGTAGATAGCAGGATAAGAGTTTGCTATCTCGATTTGTGATCTCTGCCACATAATTTCCCCAGTAGGCCGTAAATAAGTTGGTCGATGGATATTTGCCCGTGATCGTGAATAATAATTCCCCAGGGGCCCCAAATGAAATATCGTTTGAAGGAGTTACTGGATGATCCAGGTGTGATGCGAATCCGTAATATGTCC